GAGAGCACCAGCACCGTAGACGCGAGCGCCCTTGGTGTCGATGTTGGCCTTCGCGCCTTCAGTAGCGGTGATCAGCGAAGTAGCCGAAACAGCCGTACCGGTGAGACCATAAGTGCCGAGAGTGATGGACGTACCACCCGCAGCGGCCTCAGTGACCAGAAGAGTAACACGGAGAACCGAGCTGTACGCGGGCAGGTAGACGTCGCCGGTGTTGAAACCGTCAGCAGTACCGTCGTTGTTCAGGTCCGACGTGTAGGAAGTTGTAGCGTCAGCAAGCTTGGTAAGGTCATAGTCAAAGACAATTTCCTTAACCGAGCCTGTACGCCGAGTAGCACGCGGACGATTGACGAAGTTACCCGAATCCTTGTAGTAGTCCGGGAAACGAACAGTCAGACCGTCAGCATTTTGCCAGGGAGTCTTAGCCATTTGTATTTGTCCTTTTCAGTAGTTATTACGACACGGCAGCCGGATCGGACAGCACAGTGACGAAGTTTTCAGGACGATACAGCTTCAGACCGTAACGGCAGGTCGTGACGTATTCTTCGCGTTGGAAGTCCTTGTTGTACTCACCGTCCACCTTCGGCATTTGACGCCAAGCGCCGACAAACGGCAGAACGTCAGCAGAAGCCGAGAAGAAGAGGTTCGCGACAGCGTTTGCACCCGAAGCAACGCCACCAATGGTCTCAGACGTACCAGTCGAACCGGTGCCCGACAGAGGCAGGTAGTTAGAGGTGTAGACGTCAAAGCCGTAGACGTTCTTCACGAAGCGGTACGAGTTACCGATACCTTCAGCGATGATGCCTTCCCAGCGCGGGTTGTTCTGGACGTTGACCAGATTGGTCAGGGTGTTCAGAATGTATTCAACCGACGGATCGACAATAGCGATCAGATTGGTTTGCGGCACGTTAGCCTTCTTCAGCGAGTACAGAGCCTTCGCGAAGTCTTGAGGACCGATAACAGCCTTCGAGTTCAGAGTCGAGGAACCGACCCAGCGGTGGCCCACACCGTTGATAGTGTTGGCATTCGCGACCGTCTGACCACCCGAGGAACCCGGTTGACCGATCTTCAGAATGTCTGTTTCCAGACGTTCATTGATGGCACGGGCTTGCTTCGGCACAAACTGCGAAATAAGCTGCGACATGTAGTAGCCATCTTGCTTCGCCTTGTTTGTGATGTAGGTGGCCGAAGACAGGTACTCGGTGATCGAGAACTGGAAGTTACCAGTATCGAGCGCGGTGTACTGAACGGCTTGGTCTTCAGCGTAGTTATTCGCATCGAGCTGACCGATAGACGGGATATTAATAGTATTACCGTCCGGGAAGTCAGACAGCCAACGCACATATTGTTGAGCTTGCAGGTTGGCGTAGAGGACGTCCTTAAGTTGGGCCGACCACAGGTTCGACCGAATTAGGGCGTCAGAGTTAGCAGTATTCATACCAGCCATTGCGGCTTATACCTTTTAGTTGGGGAAGAATGCCTCCGGATTATCGAAAGCAGCCTTCATGATCTTGTTTTGAACATCGGGACTAAAGTACCAAGCATCGCCCTTTTCACGGCGTTCAGCTTCCCAATACGCGTACGTATCAGGCTTCGGCCCAGAATCGTTGAAATCGAGGAACGACTCCGTGTTCACGTCAGGACGTGTACCCGGTGTGCCTCTGGGAGCCTGTCCATCAAGACCAACAACCTTAAAGAAGGCAGTAGGATTTTGAGCGGCGATGTCCTGCAACCAAGCAGAATCAACACCAAGTTCCTTCGCCTTGACGCTTACAAAATCACTGGCCTTGTCTTCAGTCCCGAGGATTTCCACGAGCTTGTCAACAGTTTGGGTCAGATTGTTTGTGCGGCGTTCTTCAGCAGTTGTAGCTTGTAGGACGTCTCGAACCTTTTTAGCCAAATCCTCTTCAGTGAGGCTAGGGCCGGGGGCAGGCGGGTTTTGAGTGCTTCCCTCGGTATTCCGTTGTTCAGGCGGGGTTCGCGGTTGAATCTTAGCGATGAGGTCCTCTACGGAGTCACGCTTATTCAGGGCTTCACGCAGTTCAGCGAGTTCTCGTTCGCGGGCGAGAATTACGCGATCAGCTTCAGCCTTAGCTTTGGCCAGGTCGTCTGTGGTCTTAAACTTACGGCCTTCACCAACGAGGTCTTCTACTGTAACTTCGCTGATGTTCTTTTCTTCAAAAACGGGCATGTGGTCTATGTCCTATGTCATTCAGCATCAAGGGTCAAGATGCTGGTAATTTCTTCCAGGGCTCGTCTGTAACCGTTTCTATCGGCTTGTAGATACGCCCATGAGGGGGATTTATAGTCTTCCGGCGAGGTCTTCTCTACCGTATTAATCTTATTATATACGATCTCTCTGAGTTTGTCAAGAACTTTTTTACTTTCGTATACAATTTTTTCAAACTCTTCTTTTTCCGTGGGGTTCTTTAACCCCTGAGTCCAGACTGTTTTCATTGGGCCGAAGGAGTTCCTGTGTTACCGGGAGTCGCAGGTTGCATGTTGGGATCAGCCGGAGCTCCCCCACCACGCTCAGCAAGAATCTGAGAACCGGACTGAGCCAGTTGTTGTGTTTCAAGTTGTTCAACAATACGAATATTATCTTGAACTAATTTATAGCGCTCGAGACCGAGAAGCTCTTCAATCATCTTTGCCACTGTCTTACCGCTTACGTGAGCGGAGACAGCAGGGTCTTGTCCAATAGCCGAGGAGTACATGTTAGTCAAGTTTTGGATCATATTGGCATTACGAGCAAAATGACGGGCCCCAATAGGACGAATCTTACCCTTAGCTGCCAAATCTTCCTTAGTCACCTTCATGAACGAGACAACAGCAAAGTCGTTGTCCAGAATCTTGATCGTCTCAGACGGACCCATATTTCTACGGGACATTTCGAGCATCGCGTTCAGGACAGGCTCAACAAAGCACTCTTCAAAATGGGCGGTCTTGTTGATAAAGATGCGGTTGGCACCGTTCTCCAAGACTTGAACTTCGTACGCTGTCTTTTCACCCGGTGTGCGGAAACCCATAGCTTGCTTCGGCGCACCCGCCATTTCTTCCATCTGCTGTTGATACATAGCGATCTGAGTATCAGCCGCCAGCATCGTAGTGTCCGGGTTCATAAATTCAACGTCACCATCGTCACCACAGAAGATGCGTTCGTTGGGACCATAATCGAAATCTTCAACCAGACCCTTAACCTTGATGACAGGGTGGATGATGAGATCGTAAGCGTCCGCCTTGGCGTTTTCCAGATGGTCGATGCGGTACTGCATACCGATCAAATTGTCCAGAGGACCCATAGCGTACAGATTGTCTGGTCTCAGTCTCCAACCAGCATGGAAAATAGGGGCCTTGCCAAGCCACGAAGGATTGCTAATATGACGAATGACGTGAGCCCTATCTACAACCGTGATGATTTGGTTGCGGTGGAAGACTCCTGTCTTGTGGTCATAGTAGTCTCCGTAGAAGTCTAGGACCTCCACGTACTCAGATTGAAGGTAGACAAGAAAATCGGTGAAACCGTCAATCTGGAATTCTTGAGACTTGCTGTAGTCCGAAGACGTCATACCAACAAAAGCTCGACGAGACGTAAGCATCTTGTCAAAGATTTCTTCCTGGAACTGGAGTTCCGGGTGGTCAATCATTTCTGCCTTCAGGTGAGCAAGAGTCTTAAGTGATCTGATAATCTTTGGAGACTCATCAAAGCTGCGAGCGATAGGATTGAAGGTAATATCCAGGGGGCTAATACGTTCAAGACGAGGGCCAACGTAGCCTTGAATTTGCTCGCCAGTCGCCGGATCAACGGTGTTCTCTGCGATAAATTGAACCATACCGAAACAATTACCAAAATCGATATAGTCGTCAATAAGCTTCCCAATTTCTGTCTGGAAGCCGGACTGTCGGAGCTTGTTCTCCATGTACGCTTCGATGGCAAGTCTCTTGTCCTTCGCTTCAGAACTCTCGTCGTCACCCTCCCAACGGATAGGCCGATCAGTGGGGAATAGAGCCGCCATATAGTTAGCCCTCAGATTGTCTCTGATTTGGCACAGCTTAGGGACGTGAGTAGAGTTCTTCCACGGAAGCATAGAATTCGAGGTTTGAGTCGTATCTGTCGCAAAGACGTAGTTACGAATCTCACGCTTCTCAGCTAGCCACTTTGCACGGTACAGGTCCCATTGCTGGAACTTGGTAGCGATGTCTGTCGCAATCCGATGCGGCTTGAGAATGTCGTTGATGCTAATAGCACGAGCGCCTACAGGCATTCGTTACCCTCCAAAATTGATACCGCCGAAACGGGTGTTATAAACTATGTTACCAGAGGACCTCATTCTGTCTCTAGCAACACGCCCAACGGGCGGTACAGAAATCTCAATGGCTGTGGCCAAAGCGTCCATGCAGTCGTCATGAGGCGGGTGAGACATGATCAGTTCGTCTTCGAGAACTTGACAATTACCACCCTTGTAGTGCCACATAGCGTGGTTGTCGTACTTGGGCTCTAGAATAGCCGCCAGACGCTCTTGCTTGGTCCCGTCGTGCCTTGTGGGCTTAATCGGAACAATAGACAGGAAGAGGCCGTACGGCTTGATGTAAGAGTCCTTGAGTTCTTCTACAATGGCTTGCTGCGCCACAGAGACTTCTGCAGCCAGTTTATGGAACTCCCACTTAGCGTGTAGGTCCATAATGTGATCAAAGTACTCAGAGATTCTGTCTGAGCGGAACCTATCGATGTCTAGGACGTAGATGTTACCATCACCATCAACCCCGATTACGACAATAGCGGTGTAGTCCGCCCGAGCACTTTTACTAAAAGCAAAGTCAACAGAGGCGAAAACATTAAGACGTTGGCCGTGGTAATACCAATAAGCGCCCTCTTTAACAAGGAAGGACTTGTCGTAGTATTGGAACTTGTCACGCCCAATCCTCATGTCGTCAGGGTCGTTGGGGTCGTTGTAGTACTGAGCCCGGAACTGGGTTCTGTCTAGGTACTTACCACGCTTGATGGCGAGAACCTTGCGGTCAAAACCAAACCAGGTACCATCGGTTCTTTGTTGCTTGGGCCACAGGAACTCACCAGTGCCGTCGCCACGATCTTCCACAGCTCGTTCAAACTTTTCGTAAATCGGTATGGACTCCCCGGTAGGATTACCCTCAGCATCGTACTGCTCCTCACCCATTTCCATGAGTCGAGAGTACAAGTCCTTCGGGTGATACCGAGTTCCCACAACCCATTCCTCGGCTTCCGCGCCTTCGATTGAAGACAGGTAGGAGTACTGGGTGTCTACTTTGTTTCGTCCTTCTTCTGTATAAGCGTTGTCACCCACCACAATATCATCAAGAACGGCGATATCACAATGTAGTCCAGTAAGCGTAGTAGTAAGTCCCCCAGTGAAGACGGTAGGGTCACGGACTGCCTCCTCTTTACGTCTAGGGTGATCAACAGAGATTTCAGAGTTGGTCCACTTCTCACGCTTGTTCTCGTCAGGATTGACCATCTCGGGCCAATACCTACGATAAATCTTAGAATCAAGAATGTCCTTGATGAACTTTAACTGCTTCTCAGCGAGGTTTGACGTAGCAGAGATGTACAGAATACGAATCCACGGACGTCTTGTGATCTCCCAGGCGACCCGAAAAGCTACCATACGGCTCTTACCGTGGTCACGGGGGAGTAGTACAAGCTGGAATTGCTTGCGGTTTTCTCGGGTCCACCAACGACATAACTCTTCGTGAACCGCCCCCAAGACTTGCTTAGGGGCAATCAACTTAATAAAAGTGATGAGGTCTTCTTCAGCGGCTATCCGAATCTGGTCTATCGGGTTTACTGAAACTTGCATCGAACTCACTTCTTCCCGGAGAGAACTTTTAAGGCCGCCTCATACGGATTAGGACTTGAGCGGGGCTCTGTCCGCTTAGAGTTGTGTTGGTCTAGGGCTCGGACAAGATTCGCCTTGTCTTTACCCCCGTACATAGGAGACGTAGCCTTTTCGTAGTTGTTGGCTTGCGCCATGGCTGTCTCTCTGTCAATCTTTTTAGGCATACTAGTCTCTTGGATTCTTCTTGTGGCCACCCTTAGTACGGGGATAGCTACGGTTGTGTGACTTGGAGCCCATACGCCAATTGGAGGCTTTGTTGTTCATAGGGTTGCCATCTTTGTGTTCGACGTCCTTGCCGTCGCCTTTGTGCGCCTTACCAGCCTTGACCATAGCATAGCGGGCACGGTTACGAGCCATGCGCCGCTTCACTTGTTCCGGCTTAGCGTTGTACTTAGCTTGCGCTCGTTGTCTGGCCGCTGTTGCCATTGTCTTCCTCGAGGGTTTTTTGTGTAAAGTAGCGAAGATTGTAGATTGCATTCTCAACTTCACTGAAAGGTTTGTCGCCCAGGTACTTGATAAGTTCCTCGACAAACCCGATAGGAATTTTAACTTCCGTGTTTACCATGAAGCGACGTTAGCTCCTGCTTTGTACAGACGGATATTTGTACCGTCGTAGTAGATACCTGTAATAGACGACGTACCGTCGAGGTAGATGAACTGATTCTGCTTCACAGAAATGTTGTTGTTGTTCGCCATCTGAAGGCCCTTGTACAGACCAGACCCGGTCATTTGACCGAAGGAGACAGCAGAACCATTCTGGAAGTTAATGTTGGTCTTACCTTGCAGGGTGAGGTCGTCACTAACGCGAGCGATCTGAACACCAAAGTCAGTACCAGTGGAGTCGTAGAAGTAAATTTTACCGTCAGCACCACTGATGTTGTACGATGTAGTACCGTCAGCTCTGTAGCCCTTGAAGTCTCGGTGGGCTTCTAGGACAGACGCACGGACGTTAAACGAGCCGTACCCCGCCGCAGAAGTGTTACCATTGACAACAAACTCAATTCGCTTACCACGAGAGTCAAGACCGCCATTTTCCTTGTGATGCATGTAGGACGTACCCACCGCATTGCCATACAGAGCCGAGTACGTTGTCGAACCCATCTTGGCTGTCAGGGAGTTATCCACTGTAGCGTTGAAGTAGAAACGGTGATCCGAAGCCATCTGGAAGGCAGCTTGGTTGGTACCGAAGTTACCTTGAGAGGCATCGTAGCCTACGTCACCCTTACCCAGGATGGTATGGAAGACGTTGATCGGTTGAGAGCCTTCAGACTTGTGCAGAGTACCCATCCAGCCCACAGCCTTACCACCAGTGTTGTTGGTGCGGTTGTACGTGTAGACTTCACCAATAGCTGCGACGTCGTTGCCTTGGTCTCTGATCTGGATTTCGATGCCAGTACCGTACACGCCGGACTGGGACATTGTCATGTCACCGCCGTACAGACCGCCCGTCGCCGTCTCGTAGAAGTGTGTTTGAGACGCCAGAGGAACGTAGTCGACTGTAATACGGGCCAAGTTAGCGTACGCATCACCTCCACCAGCGTGGTTGACTTGGTTGTAGTACAGGGGGTTCATAGTCCTGTACCCCTTAGTCACAACCGTATTAGACGGATAAGTCTGTGTCAGAGCCCCTGTCCACGAGATTGTAGCGCCAGACACAGTGACAACCTTGGTCTCTGTGATGTTGCCGTCTGTGTAGACAAACCCAACTGTGTCACCTGTGCTGATGCCGTGACTAGCGTTGTTGAGGGTCACAGAAGTCGTGGAACCAGAAGTGATAATACCTGTCGTACGAGCATTGACACCAGACCAACCAACGTAGTTTTGGAAGACCTGGAAGTACGGGGTGGTAGCAGATTCGTAATACGGGAAGGTGCCACCAATGGACTTGACTAGATTCTGTCTGAAGTTCGTACCAGATGGTTGGCCAAGGCGATAGTACTCAGCCGTGATCTTGGAATTGTCAGACGAGAAGTAGTAATTAAGGTCAGAACCGGCACCCTGAGTTGGTAGGGACACGATGTCTGTGAAACGACCAGGAAGCTTCTTGTTGGACGCGGCGGTAAGAATAAACCTACCAGGTCCGTAGAAGAACTTGTTGAAGTCTGTAATCGGACTAGACGTAGCCACAACACCTTCAACGTACACACGCTTGGTGGTTGTGTCAGCCAGAGCAGCATCAATTGCTGCCTTGTCGTCTGTTACGCCGTCTTCAACTGCGCCGTAGTCCTTAAGGGTTTTGAAGTATGTGGTACCCCCGCCACCTCCGCCACCAGCCGTAGAGTTGATTGTGAGCTGCCCTGTGACGTCGTCATAAGACGTTGTAACATTCGTCCCGGCAACCACCATAGCGCCCACGATGTCTTGAACGTCTTCTGTGACCGGCGTAAAGGCCGTAGGCTTGCCTGTGACGGACGTCCAAGGGACTGAGCCACCACCCCCGCCACCGCCGCTACCAGCGTAGTCTAGGACGTCCTGGAGCCTTGCAGCGTCGTTCACGTCTTCAGGGGCGGGGAGGTTGATGATGCGATTGCTGTTCATGTCCAGGGTGGCTTCCATCTGATTCGGTGTAGAACCAGACCTGGACAGGGTGTCCTGGATTGCAGTCTCGATGTCTTCTAGATTTTGATTGAACTTCTGGTACGACCGATAACCGGATGTGATCGGAGACCGTGTAAATTTACCCATTAGCGCCGCCCTCAATGACCTTAAGCCCAATACGAGCCATGTCTTCAATTGTTGTTTCATTCATTTCGACGGCTTTCTTCAGCTCGCCCCGGACCTCAGCCTTTGATGGCCTGCCTCTCTTTGTCTGCCAGCCTTGCTCGACAAGATACTTGGACGCTGCCAGAGCTTGCTGACCACCTTGCTCGGCGATCTCCTTAATCCTGACAAGCGCCTCTGAAGCCGTCTTGGCGTTCAGCTCTTCGAGCCAGACAGAAAAAGCCTCCCGGAACCAGGGTGCCTTGAGGAGCTCCTGGAAGTGCCGCCACGAACCCAGGTACTGCATTGCCCATTTGTAGCCCGTAGGGTCATTCAGTTCTACAAATGTGTCCTTTGCATTGATTAGCCCTGGCTTGTCGTAGTAAAGACTAAAGACAGGTTCAATAACCCTCTTGTCCTCTTGGTACAAAACCCAGCGTTCAATAAACAACTGTTGTTTGTAATAATGGTTTCTTTCGCCTACGTACGGCGGACTGGTAAGTTTTTTCATAAAAGCACTTGACAAAGCCAATTAAATATGTTACAATAGCCCTAAGGTGGTTGGGAAAAGAACCTATATAAGTACCTACTCTTAAGAATAGTATTAAGGGTTATAATTGTAATTATTATATTCTTAAGATACTACCCTAAGTACCAACCCTTAGTAATGGTATAGGCCCGTTAGGGGTTAGTACCCACTTGAAAGGCCTGCCCACACCGCTATACCCCATTAATATACCACATTGTGGAACATTTGTCAACCCTCCAGAATTTCTGTGAGGGATTTTTTTTGTGTAATATGCAATAGCAAGCACACCCCGGCACCCCCTGCAACCCCCGGTAGGGGTGGGGGCCTCGTCGCAACCAAAGGTAGGTACAC